TATGCTTTTTAAACTCCGATACTGTGCTTACATTTAACTGGTTGGGGAAGCTAATGAAAGGCTTTGATATGCCTAAAGCCGGTATAGTGGGGCCGTCTACCTGTTTTAGCGGTGGCAAGCAGATGATACCCAGACTTAAAGCTAACCGCATGAATATGACACAGGAGGAAATGGCCTCAGTTGATACAGGCACCGGAATAATTGAAACTGAAATATACGGTTTCTGCTATACGGTGGCAAAGAAAGTAATTGACGATATAGGCGTATTTGACGTTGAAAGATACCCGATAGGTTCAGCAGAGGAAAAGGACTTTAGCTGGCGGGCAGGTAAGGCAGGTTATAGAAGTTACTGGGTAAAGGATTCTTATGTACATCATTATGGCAATAAGACTTTTATTGGAATGGGTGTAAGTCCGCAGGCCGTACGGGTTAAAAACGACAAGGCTTTTATTGACAGAAAGTCTGATAAAAATATATACATAAAAAACACAGTTTTAGTTGATGATTACAACAGCCAGATTGAAGAAATACCAATACTGATGATAGTTTTTGACAGATTGGAATATACCAAAAAAGCTATTAAGGCGGTACTAAAAAATACATTATATCCGTTTAAGTTGTTTATATTTAACAACGGTTCAGATGAACACGTTAAATGGTATTTAAAAAGTTTGAAAGATGACAGAATAGAGATATACAACAGTCGTGAAAATTTAGGTTTAGTGCCTGCTATGAATATGTTCTTTGACAAGTTTAAGGATTGTAAGTATGTAGCAAAAGTCGACAATGATACAGTTGTACCGGAGGGCTGGCTTGGTAAGTTAAAAGAAGTAATGGACACATATCCACTATTTACCGTACAGGCTAACCATTATCTTGCTATGCCTTTTAGGATTAAGGAAAACGATGATTTTTACAAACATTTATTCAGTGTAGATTTTAACGGCAGTAAAATTTATTTCTATAAAAACAGCGGCGGTACAGGGCAGTTGATAAGACGCTCAGTAATAGATAAGCCAATGCCAAAGTATAAAATGGCTAAAGGCGGTTTGTCTGGTTGGTGTAATATGCAGGTTCAAAAATATCTGCAATACCCATCAGCTTTTTACAGTGGTGTCTGGATAGATAGGTTAGACCAGTGCGGCACTAATAAATATAACGAAGTTAGCGATTACCCTGAATATGATAAATTTATCTCAACAATGCGTCCCTGGGGTCTTGGCTATGCCAATATGAATATACCTGAACTTGCAAAGATTAAAGAGGAAATGAAAGCATGGTGTAGCAAGAATGATAGTAGCTTGCGTTAACTGTTTTAATGACTATCCGCTAATAAAAGATAGTATTGAATCTATATATGACCAGGTCGATAGGATTATAGCAGTTGATGGACGTTACAGTGATTTTCCAAGCGGGTCGTGGTATTCGACAGACGGCACAATAGAGTATTTAAGTAAACTGCCTAAAGTAGAGCTTATATTTGCGGCTAACCTGTTTGAAGCTGATAAACGCAACGTATACATGGATATGCTGGAAACTGGCGACACCGTACTGGTTTTAGACGCTGACGAGGTCGTTGAAGGCAAGATAAGAAAACTTGATAAGGGTATAGACATAGGGTTGATACCTTTTAATGATTTAAACGACCGTTCTTTTGGTAGGCTTGCTACAAGATTTTTTATATACCGCAAGGGCTTAAGGCATAGCGGTATACATTTTATTTTAACGATAGACGGCAAGTGGTTTAATAATAGACGACAGGCTGTAAACGGTTTTAAGAGCAAAAGAATACAAAGCTTTAAGGTTAATCACTTAACAAGGCATAGAAGCAGGGAAAGAAAACTGCAAAAGAAAGAATATAAAATAATTGCAAGGCAAAGGGAAGAACAATATAAAATAGCACCTTATGAATAGGAATATATGAAACTAATAGAGAAAAAGATACTTAACTTTAAGATGTACCTTGACAAACAGGACGAGGGTATAAGCAAGGAACTTTTAGAGCATGGCTATCGGGAACGCTTTAGCGTTGATTGTATAAAGAAGATTTTAAGACCCGACATGAACGTCTTAGACTTAGGGGCAAACATAGGATTTTACGTGTTAATCGAATCTCCTGTAGTAAACCATGTTTACGCAATAGAGCCAGTAGAATATAACTATAACCTGTTATCGGCAAATATCGGTTTAAATAACTGCAAGAATGTGTCGACTTTTAGAAATGCAATAAGTAGCAAAACAGGCAAGGGCAAGATATATACTTCTAATCGCTGTAATTGGGCAACAATAGTAGATAAGAATAACCGTACAGAAGATTATTCAAGGCGTTGGGATAAGTTTGCCAAAGGTTTTGAAAATGTGGAAATGTTTACGCTTGATGATTTTACATCCAAGTATGATATAAAACCAGACTTAATACGAATGGACGTAGAGGGTGCGGAAGTCGATATTATCGGTGGCGGATTAAACACTATAAACAATATGGCAAAAGATTCATACCTTGTAATTGAGATACACAGTTCATGTATAAAAGACAAGGACAGTATAGGTAAAATGCTCGATAAAACTAAAGAGGCAGGATTTGAAGTATTTAAGGTAGTAAACCGCCTGCAGGAATTGCCAGTAGAAAAGGTTGCCGATATAAGGGATTATTTAATTTACAGAGTGGGTTGCCCGCAGGTGTTTTTTAAAAAAGTTTAACATGAGACAGATTATAAAAGACTTTGTAAAAATATGTTCAGAGACATTACCGATAAACGAGCCTATATATGATTTTGGTTCGCTGCAAACTCCAAAACAGGTAGGATTTGCAGACTTAAGGCCTTATTTTAAGGATAAAAAATATGTGGGTGCAGATATTAGAAAAGGCCCGGGGGTCGATGTAATTTTAGATTTGCACAATATAAACCTAAGTGCGGATTCAGTGGGGACCGCTTTAATCATGGATGCCTTAGAACATGTTGAGTTTGTAAGAAAGGCAATCAGTGAAGTATACAGAGTTTTAAAGAAAGACGGAATACTTATAATGAGTTCAGTAATGAATTTTGGAATACATGATTTTCCAAGCGATTACTGGCGCTTTACTCCAGCAGGATTTGAAAGCCTGCTTGGTGATTTTGAAATGTCTTTTGTAGGTGATAAGGGAGATAAGAAATTTCCTCATACAGTTATTGGAATCGGATTTAAAAGTAAGATTAATATTGATGAGTTTGAAAAAGGATTTAACGAGTGGCAAATAGCGTAACCGATGTAATAGTTACAAATATTGAACGGCCGATAGAGACACTGCAAACGATAGAGGCCTTGCTTAAAGCTAACGATGACATAAGGATCATTCTTGTAAATAACGGCTCTATTGTTAAACCTGATATAAAGGCAAACGATAAGGTTACTATTATAAATCTGGGTAGCAACATAGGACAGGCAAAAGCAGTTAATATCGGCCTTAAACTAACCACATCTGAATATGTCTGCTTTATGCACAATGACATAGTTATAAATGATAAAAACTGGATAAGCAGGTCTGTAAACTTCTTAAAGGAAAATCCAGGTGCAGGGCTTGTCGATGTTTACGGCTGGAAAATGATAGACGGCAAGGTAAGACGCATTACATCACTTAAAGGGCATGAAGTTCAGAATGTCATGACACCTGAACAAGATTTTACCGAAGTTGCACGAACTGACGAAATGGCAAATATATTTATAAATGACGGCCTGAAAGCTGATGAGCGTTACGGCCGGACCTGTTGCGGAGTATGGATTGATGTACTTGGAAGGCGACAGAAATTATATGTAATAAAACTTGAGGACGCAGTGCATAGTATTAAATCCGAGCAATTAACAGAGAATAAACTCACACCTCAAGAGTTTAATAAATCTTACGAGGTAGAAAAAAAGCTAAGAAAAGATGTAAGGCTTGCCAAACTTGCTGAATATGGATTATCCGAATATAAAATTTATGAATAAAGATAAGTTAGACTTAGGTTGTGGGTTCAGAAAGAAAACAGGTTTTATTGGTATAGACGCTTTTAACTGGGGATATTTGTATAAGCCGGATGAATTTATTTGCGGATCTATACCCGAAGCGTTACGTAAGTTTAAAGACAACAGCATTGCAGAGGTTGTCGCAAATCATTTTATAGAACACATCCCACAGGCTAAAGTAATTAAGACATTTAATGAGATTTACAGAATACTGGCAGTTGGTGGGTTGTTTAAAATAAGAGTTCCTCCCACTACAGGCAGGGGGGCGTTTTGTGATCCTACCCATGTCAGTTTTTGGAACGATATGTCATTTAGGTATTTTGACAAAACACAAAGCAGTGATTCAATGAAAAGTTACGGCATACACTGTGATTTTAAGATTGTAGAAAATAAGGTTGTAGACGAATTTAATTTGCACGTAATTTTAGAGAAAAGATGATAGTTGGAACAGTAATTTGCTATAACGATATGCCTTTAGTACAAAATTGTATTGAAAGTATCATCAATAAGGTCGATAGAATTATAGCAATAGACGGTAAATATGCAGACTTCCCGGGCATTTCAGGTTCATCAACAGATGGTACAATTCAATATCTTGAAAGCCTGGACAAAGTCAAAGTTATAATGACATCGGGTTTGTCTGAAATCGAAAAACGTAACCTGTATTTAGAGCAATTAGTTGACGGTGATACAGTTTTAAATCTTGATACTGACGAGGTGCTTATAGGGAATTTTCCCAAAATAGCTTCTATGTGGGGTATAATAGACTTAAAAGACGGACACTCAAAACATATACAGCGAAGGGCATCAAGGGTTTTTAAATACCGTAATGGTATAAAATATGAAAATACGCACTGTACGCTTTATTATAACGGTAAGATTATCAATAAGCTGTGCGAAGTCATAAATAAGGATTTTACCTTTGAGCTTATCAAGGGTTGTCATATCCTGCATAATTGGCACTTAAGAAATGACAGGCGGAAGTTTGAAAAGATGAAATATTACAAGAAATTAGTTAAAAAAGAGAGTGGGTTTATAAAATGACTGAAGCACTTTTGACTTTAGCTCGCACATATATTGAAGACGAAACAGCACCATATACCGTAAGTGATACCATTATACTTCAAAAACTCAACGCTGAACGAAATTATGTAGAGGATTTACAATTATACCCTGAAGATTACGGCTATAGCGCAGTCAGTAAGGTTTATTCTATCGGCTATGCTTATCTTATGAATGTAGTATTAAAAGACGGCAACGATAATACAATTGCCAGTTTAAACTACACCGTTGATGTTGAGAATGGAATAGTTACTTTTAATAACAGCTACACAATATCTGACACTGTTTTTGCTACTTTTACATACCATGACTTTTACGAGGCTGTTGCACAATGTTGGTTATATATGGCAGCTAAAAGCAGGTTCGACGGTCCTTCAAAATTAGGTGACGAACAGATACCGGAAGACAAAGAGAGCAGAAGCTATTGTATTAGAAAGTATTGGGATTACAGGCAGAGTAAGAATATCCAAATGGAGAGATAATGTTATATGAATCAATTAGAAATCAACAAGCTGCTTTAATTGCCAAAAACAAAGCACAAATAATCATTACCCGCAAGACAAGGACTGCCGATGGGGCGGGCGGTTGGACTGAAGCTACATCAACGCTGGCAAGCCAGGATTTTAGGATTTACTATAAAGGCTCAAGAGTTTATTTAATTACCGATAGTGGTTGGCATACTGCAAGGCAAATAAAACTTATTGCAAAATATGACGCTGATGTCGAGCCTGAAAATGAGACGTTTTTAGATACGTTTTCATACGGTGATAAAGACTATAAAATTAAAGACGTTAAATCAATTTATACACAGGGTTATGTTGTATTTAAAGAATGTGCTTTAGAGGAGTTGACATAATGTCAGGTAGTGGGGCAGTTATAGCAAAAATGTATTCATGGGCGACACTTAAAAGGGCGGGGTGTGAAGGTCAGGCTCTTACAACTGGCACAAATATGCAAAATTATGCAAGGTTGAAGTCAGAGAAGTTGTGGAAACAGCACACCGGCGACGCAACAGGACATCTTAAGGGTGGTATGTATTGGCAAAGTATAGATGAATTAATGATATATATAGCACACGGCATGGATTATGGAGTATATCTCGAACTTGCACATGATAGAAAATATCAGATACTTGAAGAAACGGTAAATAAATTTAAAGACAGATTTTACAATGCCGTTAAAAAAATAATGGAGAGCTAATGCGTAAAGCAATAATAGTACAACTTAAAACAATTACAGAATTTAATGACAGGGTATATCAACCTTATTTAGCACCTGAAAACTGTAATAAACCTTATTGTGTTGTTAAAATGGGTGAGGAAAGTCCTGTACCTGAAAACTTTAAAGGCTCACAGCAGCATTTTGAAGTCTATATCTATAATAGTCCAAGCTCGTTTATAACACTTGACTTACTGGTATTACAGGTAAAACAAAAACTGGATAAGATAACCTTGACTACTGATGAAAGTCCGATACGGTATTTCAGGCCTGAATTTGAAAGGGTACTGGCAGATTGGAAAGATGATGAAAGAAATCTCTTAATGAAGACCATATATTTTAACTATTCAATGGCTCGACATTAAGTTTAATATAAACTAAATATCAAATATAAGGCACTCGTTAGAGTGTTTTTTATTTTGCAAAGAGAAAGGAAAAACAATGGCTGTATTATATGGGGTTCGTCAAATTCGAGTAACACCATTACTTGAGAATGGTGCACCTGATGGGAGTGCTTCAGCAATTACGTCAACAAAAATTCAAAAGATAGGCATTACTGATGTTTATATTGATGGTAACCAAACCAATTTGCGTGGTGGTGATAGTGTTGTAGCTTCAGTTCAGGAATCCGATATATATAAGGGTGAAAATCTTGTTATGAATATTGCAACAGTAGAACCCGAACTTAAAGCAGCAATGGTTGGTGGTGTTGTGGTTGGTAATAAATGGAGTGCTCCTAAAGACGCTACAGAAATGCCTTATCCATACCATCTGGAAGTATGGCAGGCAAATGAAACTGAATCTGATAGTGAATCTACACAAGATGGTTTTGTTTATCACGATTTTGCTTTTTGTAAAAGAGGCAGAATGGCTGGTAAAGACATGGATCAGCAAGCATTTTCAGTTGAAAACTATAGTTGTGAAGCCAGAAGAAATGAATCAGACCCATCCGATATAAAACCACCTTGGGAACATGACGAAGTTGCTTCGATAGTATAGGTGATATATGGAAGATAAAAAATTAGAAATCACAAAAGTTGAGGACATAATAGAAGGCGAGGTAGTCAAACTGCCTCCCTTCTCAAATGGCAAGCCTTTTATTGCACGACTTAAAAGTCCTTCAATTCTGACATTATGTGTAAATGGACAAATACCAAATGAATTACTTGCAGAGGCACAGGATATTTATGAGGGCAGGGATATGCAACCTGGCAGGATTAAGGAATATGGCGAGGTTATGCACGCTGTTGCTAAAGCTACAATGATTGAACCCGATTACGAAGCTATAAAGGATTTTTTAAACAGCAGACAATTAATAAGTATATATAACTATGCTCAAGCCGGAGTGCGAGCACTTATACCCTTTTCTGAAATCGAAAAACTTCTTGAGGACAGTGGTACTGGCAAAACAGACAAACAGGCCGATAAGCCAGCTGCTGCAGATAAAAAATAGTTATGTTGCTTACTGCATGGATGAAACCGCTGTATACGTCTACGATAAGTTTGTAGAGAAAAGCAAAAATGAAAAAGAATTAAAAGATATGATGAGTAAACACTCAGTTAAAAAAAGGAAATGATATGCCTTTTGACCTCGGTACAATATGGGCCTCTGTGGGCCTTAATACGCAAAAATTAGATGATGGGTTAATGGCCGCACAAATAAAACTGGCCGGCGCTGATAAAACACTTACGACTTTCGGGCAAAAATTAACCCTTTCGTCTACAAAACTTATGATAGCCGGTGGCCTTATGGCCGGCAGTGTCTTAGCTGTCGGTACTGCTACTGTTAAAATGGCATCACAGTTTGAGACAAGTATGCGAAATGTTAATAGCATAAGCAAATTGTCAGAAGACCAGTTTAAAAAGCAATCTGATGCAGTTTTGACATTGTCGACTAAATTGCCGCAATCTGCCAAAGTATTAGCTGATGGTTTATATGATATAGCTTCATCAGGTTTTCAGGGCGCTGACGGTTTAAAGGTTCTTGAGGCTTCTGCTAAGGCTGCAAGTGCCGGTATGTCCGATACAGCTACAGCCGCTAAGGGTGTAACTGCCGTACTTAATGCTTATGGATTTGAAGCTGAAGACGCCGCCGCTGTATCTGATACCATGTTTAGAACAGTTGATAAAGGTGTTATTACCTTTGAAGAACTATCATCAACTGTTGGCGACTGGGTTGGAATAGCTAAGATCGCCAGCTTAAGTTTTAACGAGGCTGCTGGCGCAATAGCATATATGACAACTAAAGGTATATCTGCTTCTGAGGCTGGGACATCATTCCAAAGGATGATACTTGGTATAATTAAACCTACTGATGAAATGGCTGCTGTTATCCATAATGCTGGTTATGAGTCTGGTGAGATGATGCTAAAGACTTTAGGTCTTACCGGCACAATGAAATTTTTAAATGATGCTACTGACGGAAGCATTACTAAAATGTATGAACTTATACCTCAAATAAGAGGTATGCGTGGCGCAAACGCATTACTTGGTGCAGGTTATGAAGAATTAACCAATTATATGGCTGACTTCAACGATACCGCAGGAGCTACCGATATTGCCTTAAAAGAACAGGAAAAATCTTTAAGTTTTCAATTAGCTCTATTAAAAAACAATGCCTCTGCTGTTGCCATTGCTTTAGGTTCAGAACTTATACCTTCAATTACTAAATATGTAAAAAGTTTATCTGAATTTATACAAAAACATAAAGATGGTTCAGTTGAAATTGCTAAATTTGGCGGTGCTGCAATTGGTATAATTGGCGGATTGCTTTTACTTGCCGGAACTATTGGCAAGGT